CCGATCGGCGTGTTCAAGAACGTCGGGCCCGCGTTCACGCCCGAGGTGGGGCCCGGCCGGTTCCTGCGACTGGTGCGCGGCGGCACGGGCTACACCGGCGAGGGTTACGGCGACACGGGCGAACCGTCGGCCGAGTATCTCCAGGCGACGCTCGCGATTCAGGACATCTGGGTCGACCTCGAGAAGTACATCAAGCAGACGGCCAACGCGATCGACCTGCCATGGAGCGCCCTCGAGCTCGAGTACAGCGACGCACCGTCGGGCGTGAGCCTGATCATCAAGACCGCGCCGCTCCTCCTGCGTGCGAAGAAACGCCGCAAGCTCTACCAGATGGTCGAGCTCGCCCTGGCCCGCGTGATTTTGACCGCCGCCGGCAACCACTACGGGCATGCCGACCTGGTCAGCCAGGCCCAGACCCTGCAACTGCTGCTCGCCTGGGCCGAGCCGCGGATTCCCGTGCCCGGCCCGGAACGCGACCAGAGCGACGAGTGGGAGATGCAGGTGGGGCTCAAGTCGCGGATCACGGTCTGCATGGAGCGGTACGGCCTCACGCACGACCAGGCCGTCGAGCAGATCAAGCAAGTCGCCAAGGACGAGGAGCAGATCAAGGACATTCTCCCGCAAGAGCTGACGCCAGTCGGCTCGGCGACGATGCCCAGCGAGGAGCAAGACGCGCGCCAGGCTGACCAGATGAAAGCCGCCGCGGCAACCAAGAGCGATGACACCGATCCCGAGGAGGACGCGACGTGATGCCGACCTATCGCGAAAGGCTAATCGCAACCGCCGTCCTCTATGTGATCGGCTACGGACTTCTGATCTGGTCGGGCGGGTGGAAAGTTGCCCTCGGCGTGTTCTTCGTGAACTGCGCAATCAAGGGCGAAATGACCTGCCCACCAGAAAGAGGGTTCTGACGTGGATTCCCCCGATTCTGATCTCATCGACGCCCTCCAGGCCGCGCATGACGCCGAGTTCACGGCGAGCGAGAAGTGGCACAAGCAAGAGCACGCTTTCAAGGACGGTACGACCGCTTATCCGAAGCTCAAGAAGTGGTTTCACAAGCGGCATCGCGAGGCGGTTTGCCGGCAGCATGATTGCCGCAAGACCTTGATGGAGCTGGGCGCGACGGTCGACACGAACCTCGGCGACACGTCCTACGCCGACAACGCGCCCGACGCCTTCGAGCAGGCATGTGACACGATCGACGGCCTGCGAGCCGCTCACCAGGCCGTGTTCGAGGCGGCGAACGCCGCGCGCAAGAACGCCAGCGACCCGGCCGACCGGGCAAGCTACCGGGCGATCAACGAGAAGTTCCACGGCTACGCCCGCGACCTCGACAAGCTCTACCTCGAGGGCGACCGCAAGCAGCAACTGATCAAAGACATGGGCCTACCCCTCTTCCTGTCCAAGATGACGAAAGGTAAGTGATGGCCGCAGCCGCACCCACCAAGGAGACTCCCGCCACTCAGCCGGTCACGCTCTCTCCGGGCAAGATCGCCAAGATGGGCGGCAAAATGCGAGAGTTCAAGCTCGAGCGAGACGCCGCGCAGAAAGCGCTCGAAGACGCCCAGAAGGAGCTCGCCGCGCTCAAGGCCAAGGTCGCCGACCCCGACGAGCAGACCAAGGAACTCGCCGCGCTCAAGCAGCAGCTCCGCGACAAGACGGCGTACGACCGCTTCGCCGAGCTCGCCGCCGAGAAGGGCGCCAAGCCCGCCGCGGTCAAGCACCTCTGGAAGCTCGCCGAGTACCAGGCCGACAAGGATGAGCCCGACGACGCCAAGCTCGCCGAGCTGCTGGACGGTTTGAAGACCGAGGCGGATTTCGCCTTCGAGGCTGCCGACAGCCCCGCGGCAGCCGCTCCTCCTGCCAAGACCCGCAGCGGGCTGGAGATCCCGGCGACCGCGGCCAGGCCCGCCGGCGGCGGCCGGGCTGACCGGAATACGACCGTCCCGCGATTGACCTCTGACCAGATGGCCGACCCCAAGTTCATGCTCGACCCACGAAACAAGGAGTACATCAAGGCCGCGGTCTCGCATGCCAGCGGAGCCCTGAGCGGTGGCCCAGTCATTCGCTGATCTGCCCGCGTCCGAAGTGGACCGCTACGTCGCGATCCACGGCGAACAATACCGGGCGGTGATCGCCCGGGCCCTGCACGACGCCGTGCGACTGCCTCGCTTCAACCCGTGCAACTTCAACTTCGATCGTTACGTCGCGATCGCCATCGTCGAGCACTCGATCTGCTCCGCGAATCACCCGCCGCACGTCCCTTTTGTTTGATCCCTTACCCGTAGTGCCCCGTCCCGTCCGCCGCAACGGCAGGGTCGGAGACTCGCCACCATGGCGAACAATTTCTCAGCATTCTTCGAGACCCTCGTGGCCGGGGCCGACGAATACAACAAGGCCAAGGTCGGACAGACCGCGCTCCTGAACGCCGTGCACAAGGACGTCAAGCCCGAGGCCGCAAGAATAGGTAAAACTGTTGATGTGTATTTCCCAGATTTTGGACCCCTGTCCAACGTGGGAAATGGCATCCTGTCCGGGCAGAGCGTCGCGCCCAATTACGTGCCCCTGGTCTTCCAGAACCGCCCCGGCGCCGCGCTCCAGTTCCAGGACTTCGAGCAGTGGCAGACCGCCGTCGACCTGGCCACGAAGTTCTTCGACCCGCTCTACAAGAGGGCGCGTGAGTACCTCAACGGTCAGATCGCCGCGCTGATCACCTCGGCCAACTTCAACGCCAACGCGCCCATCTACGGGGCGACGCAGGGCGAGGTCACGGTCGCCGATCAGCTCAACGCCTGGGGCGTGCTGGCCGATCAGAAGGTGCCCCTCGACGACCCGGACAAGCTCCGGATGTGCGTGCACAACCGCGTGTACCAGAAGATGCTCGGCGACGCCGGCTGGGTGCAGGAAAGCTTGGTCGCCGCGGCGATCGCGCAGCAGGCCCGCACAACTGCCAGCCTGCAAAACGCCTTCAACTTCCAGCCCGTCTGGGATCAGCAGATGCCGACCGCATCGGGCACGATCCTCTACGGCCAGGTGACGATCACCAGCGGCTCTACCGCCGTCGTCGGCCTGAACACCAACTTCACCACCGCCGCCAGCGGTTCCTCTCTGGCCGGCTACTACCTGGTGTTCGGCAACGACTCGACCAAGACCCAGTACAAGGTGTCGAGCGTCAGCAATGACACCAACCTGGTGCTCAGCTCGTCGATCCCGTCAAGCCTGGTCAGCTCGGGCAGCGTGACGACCACGGCCCGGCTCATCACCAACGTCGCGGGCACCGTGACCACCACGGCGGGCAGCACGACGGTCACTGGATCGGGCACCAACTTCACCGCGGCCAGCGTTGGCCAGTGGCTGAGCTTCAGCAACAACACGACGGCCAACCCGAACCTCTACCAGATCGCCACCTACAGCTCGGCGACGAGCGTCACGCTGGCGACCCCGATCCTGGCCGTGGACGCCGGCGCCGGACAGACGGCGACGGTGCAGAGCTACACCAACCTGGCGCTGCACCAGTACGCCATCGCTCTGGCCCTGCGGCCGATCGCCACGCCCGACGAGGCCCGCAATGTCGTCGACGTGAGCTACATCGACCTCATGGGGATTCCCCTCCGCGTCATGGTGTCCTACGTACACATCTACCAGGCCCTCTTTGTGACCGTCGATTTCGGCTACGCCCTGGGCGTGATCCGTCCCGACTTCGGCGTCGTCATCAACTGCTGAAAGGGGCCTGTCCATGCAGACCAATCTCCAGGCGCAGGGCCCCGCACCCATTGCGGGGCAGATGAACACGCTCATCTCGACGGCCAATCCCAACGGCGACACGTTGCCCTACACGGCCAACGCGCAGCCCGTCGGGACCGGTTCGGGCTGGAAGATGCAACCCTCGCTCTGCGGCCTCACCTCGGCGACGGCGACCGTCACCAACAGCTTCAACATCGACTGGTCGCAGGCCAGCGTGTTTGCGTACCAGCCCACCGCGGGCCAGACGATCTGGCCCCTCTTCGCCAACCAGACCCCGGGCCAGCAGATCTCGCTGGTGATCACCCAGCCCACCGGCGGTCTGTCGTACGTCGTCTGGCCGGCGGGTATCACGTTCGTCGGCGGTACCAAGACGCTGTCGAGCGTCACGGCGTACGTCGATTTCTGCGTCGTCAACTGCGTCAGCCAGTCCGTGTTCATCGGCAACCTCGGCAAGAACGTGTCGTAAGGAGTCGCTCCCATGATCGTGCAAGGCACCATTACGAGCCAGGGAGTCGGCCCCAGCTCACTCACCGTGACCGACCCCGTCGACAACAATCCGCCGCAGGGCTTTGTGCCCGTCGGCAACGCCGGCCAGTGGCAGGCCAAGCCGGCCGGCGTCGGCGCCCTCGCAGGCACGGCGACCGTGACCAACTCGTTCACGATCGACTGGTCGACGGCGTCGATCTTCCAGTATCAGCCGACGGCCGGGCAGACGATCTGGCCCCTGTTCGCCAACCAGATGGCCGGTCAGAAGATCAGCCTCTACATCACTCAGCCCACCGGCGGACTGTCCTACGTGGTCTGGCCGAGTGGTTTCACCGCCGTCGGCGGTACCAAGACGCTTTCTTCGGTGACTGCTTACGTCGACCTGATCGACGTCGTCGCGGTTAGTCAGTCCGTGTTCTACGGGAACATGGGCAAGAACATTTCCTGATCTGATTTCCCGCCCCACTGGGCCGCCAGTGGGGCTGTCATTCCCTCCGGAGTTCACGCCGCATGGACTATCACTTTTACGCGCCGCTCTATTACGAGCGGTGGGATCATCGCACGCCCGACGACACGGGCATCGGCGGCAGCGAAACGGCCGTCGTCGAGCTGGCCTGGCGGCTCGCTCGCCTCGGTCACGCCGTCAAGGTCTACGCGCCGATCCGCGACGACTGCCCGCCCATCGACAAGGGCGGGGCGAAGTGGTTCCGGTGCGAGGAAGCGGATTTCACCGCCCGCGGAATGTGGGTTCTCTCCCGATGTCCCGCGGACATCGACCGGTTTCCCGATCCGCACCCGTTCCAGAAGCTCTGGCTGGTCTGCCAGGACGTGGCCTATCCCGCAACCTCCTCGTGGGGCCTGACGCACGAGCGGGCGGCGAAGCTCGACATCCTGATCGGGCTCTGCAATGCCCATGTGCGCTACCTCCTGGGCGAATACCCGGAGATGAACGGCAAGATCGGCCTGAGTTCCAACGGGCTCAAGGTCGAGCTGGTCGAGGAGGTCGAAGCAGAGGGAATTGAACGCGACCCGTTCAAGGTCGTCTTCACCAGCTCACCCGACCGCGGCCTGGCCGATTTGCTGAAGATCTTCAAGCGGGCCCGGGAGTTCGAGCCGCGGCTTAAGCTCAGTGCGGCGTACGGCTTCAACAATATCGACAAGGCCGCGGCCGACCAGCAGCTCATCCGGCTCAAGGCGGAATGCGAGGCCCTGGTCGCCGAGACCGGCGCGACGTGGCTCGGCCGCATGAACCAGCGCGATCTTTACCGCGAATTCCTGTCGGCGGGCATCTGGTGCTATCCGACGAAGTTCACCGAAACGAGCTGTGTCACGTGCATGGAAGCGCAGGCGCTCGGCGCCATTCCGCTCACGGCGCCCGTCTGGGCCCTGGCCGACAACGTGCGGCACGGGACCTGGATCGAGGGCGACCCGAAAGACCCGCTCGTCAAGGCAAACTACGTCGCCGAGCTGGTCGCCCTGGCCCGCGACGCCGACCGCCAGGCGAAGATTCGCCCCGGCATGATGGCCTGGGCCCGCGACAAGTTCACCTGGGACAAGATCGCGAGGCAATACGAGGAATACGCGACGGACGTCTGGGGCTGTCAGATGGATTTCCAGATCCGGCACGGAAACGGCCGGGTGCTCAACATCGGCAGCAACCGCGACTTTCCCCGGTTCGGCCAGCGCGGCGGGGTCAATCTCGATATCCAGCAGACCGACCCGTGCGGCTGGGAGAACGTGGTCGACGTGCTGCACGATTGCCGTGAGCCGCTACCCTTCCCGCCGGAGTCGTTCGATAGCGTCGTGATCGGCGAGGTGCTCGAGCATTTCACCGACGAGGAAGCGATCAGGACTCTCTTTAACGCCAAAAACGTGCTCGCCCAGGGCGGTCAGATCGTGCTGACGGTCCCCGATGATCACCGGACTTTCGAGGAGCAGAGCGGCGGGGCCGAGAAACGAATGTACGACGGTGACAGCCCCGGCTACCACACGCACCGCGTGCCGCTGTCCCGGATACGCCAGTGGCTGGCCGCGGCTGGCCTCAAGGAGACCAAGGTCGAGCCGATTCATTACGACTTCACAGGCGCACCGCCGTTTGACGGCCACGGAGTTCTCGCATGCTCAGTATGACCAAATACCTGGGCACCGTGGCCCGCATGGGCGGCTGCCCGGCCTACCTGGGGCAGTTCGTCGACTCGTTCATCGACATGATGGCCTGGAACCAGCAGTTCTTCTGCCAGCCGAACGAGTTCATCTACTACCCGCGATTCCCGCACTGCTCGGTCCACGACGTCACCAGGAACATGATGGTCGAGGAGATGCGCGGCGACTGGCTCTTGCAGCTCGACACGGATCACCAGTTCGAGCCCGATCTCCTGGCCCGCCTGATCAACGTCGCGACGCAGACCGAGGCCGACGTGGTCGTAGGCATGTACCAGTTCCGCCAGCACCCGCACAGTCCGGTCCTGTACCGGCGGCTGGAAGACGGCTTTTATCCGCTCGTCGAGTGGGACCGCCAGGCGACGGCGATGATCGTCGATTCCGCGGGCGGCGGGTGTCTCTGGGCGAAACGCAAGGTGTTTGACCGGATCAAGACCGAGCTCAAGGAAAAGCCGTTCGCCCGCTACGAGGAGCTGAGCGAGGATCACAGCTTCTTTCTGCGGCTCCGCAAGCTCGAAATTCCGGTCGTGTGTGCGCCGAAGGTGGAGTGTCATCACCTGCGGATCGCACCCGTGACCATGGCAGATTACGACCGGGCCTGGATCAACCAGGTCCGGATGGTCGACTCGAAGGTCATGAGGGGGAGTGACAATGCCCTACCCGAATCCGTCGCCGCAACAACCGGCGTTTGACCAGTACGGCAATCAGTACGAGGTCGCCCCCCTCGTCGGCCGATCATCCGCGGGGCCGCTCGCGCCGGGGCAATCGTTGTTCTCGTGTGCCGCGCGCGTGTCAAACGCGACGAACGCCCTGGCAACGTATCCCATCGTTTCGGTGCCCGGCGGGATGGTGCTCTACATCACCGACTTCAACGCCAGTACGGCGGGCGCCAGCGAGGTCGACATTCAGCTCCAGAGCGGCACGATGCCGGTCGCCCGCGCCTCCGTGTTCGCCACCTCGCCGGCCGCCCAGATGTTCGAGACGCAGCCCATGGTCATTGGCGGCAACGCGCTCCAGGCGGTTCTGGGCACGTCGTCGGCAAACCAGGTCATGGACTTCTATGTCGGCGGCTACCTCCAACTCTCGGGGTTCTGACCATGCCTATCACGGTGAGCGCGGCGGCCGGAGACGGCATCAATAACGCCGCCCTGCGCATGAACGTCCAGCTACCCGACTCCGGGTCGCAGATCACGGTCCAGGGAATCTATCAGTCGCCGTCGTTCGGCCAGTCCCTGCCGCAGCAACAGCAGGCGGTCCTCGCGTTCGCCGGCACGACGACCAGTCCGGGCGCGAACTCGACCTGGACGACCTACTGGTCGGCCCAGCTCGTGCCAGCGTCGACCACGCTCACGGTGGCCTCGGGAACGAGCGGTTTCCCCGTCGCCCCGGCCGGCAACGTCGTGCTCTTCCAGCAGGCGCTGGGGACGGCCGCGGGAACGACCGTGACGCTTCAGCCCGCGATCATCATCCCCAAGCTATCCGACACGGCGCCGTACTGAGGTCTCGTTGTGGCTGACGAACCTATTTCATCGTTGACGCTTTACACGACGTACCACACGGACGACGAGGTGGAGATTCTCGACGTCCACGATACGACGTTTGCGGCGACGGGCACGAACAAGCGCGTCACGCTATCGAGCCTGGTCTCGCTCGTCGGCCTGGCGCCACTCGCTTCGCCAGCATTCACCGGCACGGTCACGCTGCCGACCGGGCTTACCGGGCTCCTCAAGGCAGCGGCGGGAGTTGTCTCGACGGCGACTGCCGGCACGGACTATTTGACGCCCACCGGCTCGGGCGCCGGGCTGTCGGGCGTCGTGCTGACGACCGGCAGCTACAGCAGCCCCTCCTGGCTGACGGCCATCAGCGGCGGGATTGTTTCGGGCAACATCAGCGGCAACGCAGCCAGCATCACCGGCAGCATCACGACGAGCCAGATCAGCAATCTAAGCAGTTGGGCGGGCTCGGCGTCCATCACCACCCTGGGCACGATCGGCTCTGGTATCTGGCAGGGGACCGCGATCGCCGCGACGTACTTGCCGGCGATGGGGGCCTCGGGCGGCTCGCACGCGGCGGGCCTGGTGCCCGATCCGGGCAGCTCGGCCGGGACGACGCATTTTCTCCGCGAGGATGCGACCTGGGCAGTCCCGGCGGGGGGCTCTGGTTCTCCGGGCGGGTCGTCCGGCCAGATCCAGTACAACAGCAGCAGCTCATTCGCCGGGGCAGCGAATTGGACAATCGGCAGTTCAGGCCAGCTCAGCAGCGCGTCGCAGTCTGCGCCCGGCTCGCCAGCAGACGGAGACCAGTGGAACGACTCAACGCAGTTGTGCGAAGCGGTCGGGCAGCATGGGCTTACTGTCTATCGCGGCGGACTGATTTACAGCCAGACCACGAGCGTCACGCTGGCGACGACCGGGCAGACGACGCTGGTCAACACGAGCGGCGCGGTCGGCACGGTCGTTCTGCCGGCGAACTGGTGGGCCGTCGGGCAAAAGTTGGTCGTTGAAGCATTCGGCACATTCACGACGAGCTCGAGCCAAGGGACTATCACGATCGTGTTGCTCCTGGCGGGGACCACGATAGGGACGACGGGCGGAATATCCTGGACGGCAAGCAAGACCTCTTACTCGTGGCGCGTAAGAGCGAGAATCTGTTGTACAGCCATTTCTAGCGGCACTGGCACCTTTTGGACTGTCGGCGAGTTTACGTACCAAGCGGCAAATAACCCTAACACCATAAACGGAAACCAGGGCTGCTTTAACCCCGCGACCACAGGCGGTCTAGCCAGCAAATCAATTGCTACCAACGCCTCCCAAACTTTCGATCTTCAGGCCAACGAATCCGTCACCGGCCAATCTCTCACGCTTTACGGACTCACACTCGAAACAGTGGGGTAAGCAATGGCGCAATCCTGGCAGCAAAAAAAGACGAACTACTTAGGCCGATTCGGTCCGGCGGTCGTCGCCCTCATGACCGACGCGGATAACCTGACGGCGCTCTGCGCCGAATTCGCCAACGAAGGTTATGGTACTGGCGGCGCCAATGCGCTAACCGACGCGGACGTGCAGGGCGTTCTCCCCGCCGCGACGGCGCTGCAAGTTGCCGAGGCCGAAGGTGCATTAGCTGGAGCGAACGCGATCCTGGCGACGATCGCGGCTAACCGCGGCTACCTGGAAGTGATGCGGCCGTGAGCTATCGGAGATTACTCGAAAATGGCTCGGGCCGACTGCTCGAATCGGGCTCGTACCGTCTGATCGAGTCCGGCGGCATCGTCGCGCTCTTCCTTCCCAATGACTTCGCCGCGACGTTGATCACGGCCGGCAACGCCGACCCGTTCGGTATCGACCCCGACCGAACGATGCATCTGAGCCCCGACGCCGACGTCTTTTCGGTCGCTCCGGGTCTGACAACCCTGATCACGGCCGGCAACGCCGACCCGTTCGGTATCGACCCCGACCGAACGATGCATCTGAGCCCCGACGCCGACGTCTTTTCGGTCGCTCCGGGTCTGACAACCCTGATCACGGCCGGCAACGCCGACCCGTTCGGTATCGACCCCGACCGAACGACACCTATCTCGGTTTACTGACATGGCGCTCTCGCTGGAACTCACCCAGGGCTGCTCGCGCGACTTCCCACTCCAGATCAACAACCCGGACGGGACGCCCGCGACCAACTTCCTGAACACCGACACGCTCGTCTGCAACGTCTGGGCGGGCGCCAACGAGACGCCCGTCGCGACGCCGGCGTGCACCTGGTACAACTCCAACGCGCCCGCCGGGCAGATCCTGATCTCCTGCCAGAACACCGACGCCGGCGCCTTGCCGTTCGCGGTCTACTTCATCCAGGCGTACGCGACCCGCGCCGGATCGCCGACCCGCACCGCCGCGCTCCTGCCGCGTGGTTCGACGCTGGAGATCCTCGCCGCGACTGGTACGACGTTCACGGCCCGGCCGACGTACATCACGATCACCGATTTGCGGACGATCGCGCCCTGGATCGACGAGATCCAGGTCCCCGACTCGCACACCGGGTTCGACGACCAGTGCGCCGACGCCCGCGACTGGCTCGACGAGCTGATCCTCCGCAACTATCGCGGCGGCAACGTGAGCCTGCTGGGCTATCACGGCTTCGCACTCGACGCCTGGTACACCGGCGGCGGCCGGCGCACGTCGCTCACGAATCGCTGGCTCAAGCAGGTCCTGGTCGCGAACCAGCTCCTGGTCACCGCCCGGGTCAAGCAGGTGTGCGCCTATTACGCCCTCTCGCGGATCTGCGAGAGCATGATCACCAAGGGCGCCCAGTACATCGCGCTGGCGGCGCGGTTCCGCTTCGAGGCGGAATCGCTGCTCGCGTCGTCGACGGTCGAGATCGACGTCAACGGCGACGGTTACGGCGAGGTGCCGATCAACTTCACCAGCACGAACACACTCTGGGCGTAACCAACGATGGCAGTTCGCTCGCTCGACCTCAACGTCTCGCCGCGCGTCGCCGTCTTCCGGGCGATGGAATCGATCGTTCGCGCCGACACGACGATGAGCCGCGTGATGAAACCGCGGTCGTTCCGGACGTGGCAGGGGATTCCCGACGACTCGAAGGAGTTCAACATCGAGCTGGCGCCCTGCATGCGGTGGACTCCGTCGAACATGGGCGAGGAGTTCTCGTCGCCCGATCAGATGCGCGGCTGGCTCCTGATCAACTGCGAGATCCTCACCCGCGGCTCGTGCGTCGATGATATGCAGAACTTCTGGTACGCGCTGGAACGCTGCTTCTACCCGTCGACCGGCCTCGCCGCCCGCAACGCGATCATCCAGACGCTCAACCAGGCCGGCGGTCGCACCGGGCTCGTGCTATTCAGTCAGCCGGCATTCGACCCTGACCCCGACGGCGTATTCTTCGCCGGGGCCGGCCAGCTCAAGATCGAGATCAGCGTTCCGCTCAACACGTAAGGAGGGCCATTCTCATGGCTCGCGAGTGGCTCTACTGGCAGACCGAATCCGCATTCAACACGCCGACCGGGTCGCCGACCGTCGGCACGAATGCGTTCTACGTCCGGCTCGACGGCGGCAACGCCTTCACCATGCGGCCGCGGCCAGTCATGGTCTCCGTGCCCTACGGCGGCGGCCTGGCGATCGACGCCTTTCGGGTGAGCGACAAGACCGAGCTCAAGGGGCGGCTCACGACCAAGCTCTACGCCGGCCCCTATTCGGCAATGCTTCTGGGCTGGTGCGGCACGCGGATCAACGCCGGGCAGACCTCGCCCTGGACGACGACCGAGCCGGCCGGCGACCTGGCCAGCGCCTGGATGTGCCACGCCGTGCAGCTCTCCGACGGCTCGTACCTCAAGCGGTCCTATTCCGGCTGCAAGGTTGACGGCTACGACTTCGAGGTCACCGAGGACGGCCAGATTGCGGCCCTGTCGATCGACATCTCGGCGAGCACGCCCAACGCGTTCGCCAGTCCGCCGTCGACCTCGGCGCCGACGGACGCCCAGCTTCCCACCGGGCCCTATCTGTTCACGCACGCCAGCTCCGGGCTGACGATCGCCAGCGCCCGGGCCAACTTCCAGTCGCTCAAGATCTCGTGCAAGAACGTGATCGCCCGGCGGTACTGGACGAACCAGTACGTCCAGCTCATGCGGCTCCTGGGCCGGTCGACGTCGCTCGTCGCCGAGAATTACTACATGGTCACGCCGAACGACCGATCGACGTACGAGGCCCTCACCGTGCAGACGCCGGTCACGTTCGAGCTCAACAACACGACGCACACCGCGATCTGGAATTTCGAGACCAACTCTCTGCTGACGATGGTCGAGGACCAGCTCGCGCTCAACGACCTGTTCCTCCAGACGCTCACCGTCACCAACCAGTACGACTCGACGAACTCGGCAGACTACACCCTGACGTTCACCTGATCCGATCCCATGCCCGTCCAATCAACCCAGGTCGGCTACCGGATCCGCGGCATCGAGCCTCCGGACCTCGCGACCCAGCCCGATCGCGTCAAGCTCATGTACTGGGGCTGGATCGTCGAGCTCGGCCTCAAGGCCAAGGATGCCGAGCTCGCCCGCGGACTCGACAAGGACGGCGCCAAGCTTCGCCCGCTCAAGCCCGAATCGATCAAGCACCGCAAGAGCGAGGTCGGCCCGACGCACAAGACCGCGCCGCCGCTCGAGCCGGCGCTCAAGCGGTCGCGTGTGCGGTCACTCCTGACGGGACGCGCTCACACGACGTCGGCAGAGTTCTGGTGGGAATTCGACGCCGTCTCGGGTCGCTCGTTCGCCGAGATCCTGATCGCCCAGCGTGACGCCTATGGCCGTGACGTCTTCGGCCTGTCGCCGGCGGGCGTCGCGTCGATCCGGGCGACGGCGCTCTCGCGCTGGAACGCCTGGAAGGCCAGGGGCGCACCGGCGCCGCCGCCGGCCAGGACGCCGACTGGCCAGCTCGTCAAGACGCCCGTCCGCAAGATCAAGGTGACCGGCCGGACCGACCTGGAGAACGCGACCCTCGGCGCGCACGCCGACGAGGCCCGCACGCGAGCGTCGATCGATGCCGGGCTGCACACCGGATTCCGCCGTCTCAACGCCCAGGGCGAGAAGTGGACGCCACCCAACGGTGCCATCGGCTACGTGAAGCCACCGCGTAAACCGCCGGCGCCCCAACCCCCGCGCCTGCGGCAGCCGGGGCAAGGGACGCCGGCGGCTCCTCCTCTACCGACATTCGGGGCGAGTCCGGCCCGCGTCGTGATCGACCCCGACAGCAAGCGGAGCATCCTGAAATCCATCAGACAGGTGATCGGCCCGAATGCGACAGCTCAAGACGCCGCAACGCTCGCCGGCGCGCCAGCGGGGACAACGGCCAGTATCTGGACGAACTATGGGAATGTCATAGTGACTGTCAAGGGCGAAGGAATCTCTATGATTCGCGAGCTTGAGCGGCCCGCTGGCGCCCCGCTCAAGATTCACGACGTCGAGCTCTTCATAGCCAAGGAGAAGCAACGCCATGGCCTGGGGACCGAGATCATGGGTCGTCAGGTCGAGGCAGCAACCAAGGCCGGGGCAAGCCATTTCTACATGACCGCCTTGCGCAATGATTTCATCGGCTCCAGCGGCACCACGGGCGTCGGATATAAGGTCTGGCCGAAGTTTGGCTATGACGCGCCGCTCCCGCTTGAAACGATTGCCAACCTCCCGCCCGAGCTCGCGGGCGCGACGCGGGTCTCCGATCTTTACGCGACCGCCGCGGGGCGTGCGTGGTGGGAGCAATACGGCGAGACGCTCGACATGCGATTCGATTTGACGCCCGGTTCTTATTCCTTGCAGGTCTGGGAGGCTTATCTCCGTGCCCGACAAGCCCGATGATTCCAAAGGCGAGTCGCCCGATTTCACGGCCGCGGAGCAGCGCGCCGCCGAGCGGGCGCTCGACGAGATTGCTCGCTGCAACGCGGCGGCAAAGGACGCACGCCATGCTCACGCTCCGCATTGACAACGCCCTGGCCGGCTTCGAGCGTCTGCGTCGGCGGCTCGTGCGCATCGAGCATATCGCCGACCGCGCCGGCCCGCTCATGGAGCACTGGGAGCGGGTGATCGAGGACGACAACCGCGAGGGCGTGCTCGCCGGCACCGACAAGGACGGCCACGCGGCGCCGCCGCTCCGCTACCGGCCGACGTCGCGACGCATCCGGGTCGCGATCTACGGGCCGCGGGGCGGGCGACTCAACAGCGTGATCACGCACGTCCGCGAACCGCTTCCCAAGCTGACCGTGGCCCAGCGCCTGGGTCAGCATCACAGCAAGCGGCGGGGTATTTTCGCCGGACACGGCCCGGCGGCGTCGGGCCTGCACAACAACCTGACCAGCGCCGAGTACCGCAAGCTCACCGGCCCGCGGCTCGCACCCCGCCGGCAATTCTCGCGAGTCATCACCAACCTGCTGACGGGGCATGGCCGCAACGTCGACAACCCCAGCGTCTGGTACGCCGAGGGCGCGTGGTTCGAGGTCGTCAACCAGAAGGGCGAGAAGTTTCTGCACTGTCACTTCGACGGCGAGGGAAACAATCCCCAGTACGATCTCCGCGGCGTGCGGCCTGGCGGCGTCGTCAAGCTCAAGGACTCGCTCGTGCGGTGGGCGAAGCTCGAAATCAGGGCAGGGTGACCGATGAGCGAAACGGAACGCATCAGAGCCGAGCTCGAATTCGGCGGCGTCGAGAGCGTCAAGAAGGTGACCGAGGCCGAGCGAGAGCTAACCCAGGAGGTCAAGAAAGGGTCGGAGGCCTTCGAGGGCCACGAGATCAGCGCCCACCATGCGCACCGCGGCCTCCATCAGATGACGCTGGGGCTCGACGAGGTCTTGCACTCCTCGAAGGACGTCGGCGAGATCCTCGAGCGAACCTCGAATCACCTGGCGATGTCGGCAATCAGCTTTGGTGCGTCCGGCCCCATGTTCATCGGCCTCATGGGGCTCTCGACCGCGCTCTCACTTGTCGCGACAAACTGGCGCACCATCATGGGCGCCTTCCAGGACATGCACGCCATCCCCGAGGCGGCGACGGCGGTCCACCGGCTCACCGACGAGCTGGAGAAGAACAAGGCCAAGCTCGACGAGCTCAAGAAAGCCCAGACGCTCACAAATACCGAGCTCAAGGAGTTCAAGACGCTCACTGAGGAGCAGGCGGCATTAGAGAAGCGGATCGAGGGCGAGAAAGCACTCGCCGGCAAGTCTGGCGCGGCGATGGCGCCCGGCGGCAACATCACCAAGGCTATTCAGCAGTTCGGCGGCGGCGCGGTACGGAAGGCGATCGAGGACGCCATGGTGAGCCAGGGGGGCGACTTCGGACCCGAGGCGAATCGCCAGCTCGTCAATCAGCTCGTCGCCGGCGTGCAGGGGGGCGACGCCGGGGCGACACAGTACCTACAGGACATCATGCGGCATCGCGGGGGTGGGGTCGCGGCGGCCATCAGGGGAGAACCCGGTGGAATGACCGCCGCGGACAAGGCGCTCGCGGAGGCTAAACAAAAGGCCTACGAAAAGGACGTCAAGGGTAAGCTCGAGCATGAGACCGAGCTGGAGAAGCACATGGAAGGCATGACCCGGGGCATCGAACTGGGTCACCAGCAGGGCACGGCTCGCTCGATGAGCCTGGCTCGCGAGGTTAGCAAGGCGTTCGCAGATCAGCAGAAAGCGCGAGCGGAGAGAGAGCGATCCCTCCTTGGCAGCGTCGGCCAGGGCGACGCCCAGATCGCCGCGCTCCTCGCCAGGTCGAACGAGTTCGTCCAGCTCGCCGCCAACGGCCAGACGACCCAGGGCGAAGCACAGGCCCAGATCGCCCGCATTCAAATGCAGGTCCACCAAATCATGGCCGAGCAGAAACGACAGCTCAGCCAGTGGAACAGGATGAGGCTCCAGGACCAGAACCGCACCCAGCAGAACATGGGCGGCAACTGACTGATCAGTTACGCGCCACCCAGTCGCGCCAGTTCGCCACGTCGGGCAGCTCCTCGTCGAGCTCGACCTGCCGTTTCCGCGTGATCCATTCCGTGCGGCGAGGCTGAAGCGTCGGCATGAGGGCGGCAACGACGACCCCGAGCGGGCCCAGGAACGCGGCAAAGAGCACGCCCTCGATCGGCTCCCGGTTTTTCGACTTCGCCACGTAAGCGCCGGCGACCGTGCAACCGATCCAGCTCACGACCAGGGCGACGAGCACGAGCTCCATAGCACACCTCCCAAATCAATGGCGAACCAAGACTACCTCACCGTCAACGGGTCGCAGGTCAACCTGACGACCTACCAGGCCAGTATCGATCAGTGCACGCCCTACGTGCGCGGCGGTTTGCCGTCAATGTCCGTCTCCCGCATCCTGGGCAAGCTCATCGCCCTGCCCGACCCCTGGATCGGCAAGTCGTGCGCCTGGAGTAACGGTGCGACGTACGGCACATCAACCACCTATTTTGCCGGCGACATCGTCGGCTTCACCGACCACTACGACCACGACGCCGGCTGGATTCGCGAGTACCGGGCCCTCGGCCTGCGTAACCGGGCCGACTACGTGCCCGTGACCGACAGTAATACGCTCTCGGACATCGCCAGGTTCGATCAGCAGGGCGACGACCTGTACGCGATCCCGTCCCGCCTCGGCCGGACGATCGGCCAGTGCGTGCTCGACCTGCTCAGCATGGCCGGCAACGTGACGGCGCTCGCGTCGTACGGCATCGGCAACTTCACGTCGGCCGGCTCGGGCGGCGCCGGCACGGCGGTTCTGGGCGCCGACGTCAGCGGCTCGTGCACGGTCGCGTCGATCACGGTGGCCAGCCCGGGCAGCGGCTACACCGTGGCGCCGACGGTCGTCCTGGCCGGCGGCGGCGGTACCGGCGCCGTGTTCACGGCCAGCGTGTCGGGAGGCGCCATCACCGGGTTTAGTCTGGTGAGCGGGGGCAGTGGCTACACCTCGCCGCCCACGGTCATCATCTCGACCTTGCCAACCGTCACGACGACCGACCTGGCCAACCTCAATATCATTCCGCCGTTCCCGGTCACGTTCGCCGGCGAGCGGATCTTGCAGTCGATCGAGTCGGCAATCCAGAGCTGTCACCCGAATCACTGGCTCTATGTTGACAACGCAGGCAACATCCGGGTCGTCGACACCACGGCGTTCACGAATAACACGATCACCCTCGGCACCGACCCGCGGGCCGGGATGCCCAGCCTCCACCGCGACATCTCCGACTGTGCCAGCCAGGTCGTCGTCCGCGGCGACATGGACGTGACGGGCGTCACGCTCGGCCTCAAGCCGTTCCCGGGCTCGTCGTACACCTTCAACTGGGCGCCATCAGGCGGCGTCATCGCCTGCGGCGGGCTCGTCGAGGACTTCGCCGGCTGGGGCGGGTGGACCACCAACGCCCAGGCCAAGGCAGCCTGGACGCCGGGGCTTTTCCAGCAGTTTTCCTTGACGTCCGGCCAGGACAACGGCTCGTGCACCTGCGGGTCGACGACGTCGGTCACGATCACCAGCTCCAACACCTCGCTCACGCTCACGGCCGACCAGCTCGACCAGACGGTGACCGGCCTGCATGCCCAGATCACCGTGTTCAGCGACGTCATCACGAACGTCGCCCAGTCCTACACGGCGAGGGTGACCGCCAACACCGCCATGACGGCGGGCGGATCGAGCACGCTCACGCTTGATCGACCGCTGCCGGCGACGACGTATAACAGCTACCAGCTTTACGCCCTGTCGACCGCGGGCAACGTCGTGTGGCGACGGTACTACGTCGCCAACCCCTACATCGCCGCGGCCATGCAGCAGTGGTTCCCCTATCCTTACGCCTATCGGAACTCGACCGGCAACTCCGCGGCGGTCACGACCTCGCCGGTCTGTACCGTGTTCTGGAGCGCGAATGGATCGGCCCCCTACAACCAGGCGACGGTCGGCGTGATCGTCGACCCGACCTCGGGCACGATCACCACGCAGATCCCCACGGCGCTCGTCTTCGGCGGCGGCCAGGTAACCCCTCCGTCGGACGTGCAGATATTCCTCCCGGTCGCCAACGGCTCACTCGAGGTCGTCTCGCCGTCGGGCGGTGGGTATTCGGGCACGCTTTACTCGGTCGAGGGGATCTCCCGCACGAAGTACATCACGGTCCGCGAGTGGCGCGACTCGGCAAGCTCACCGAACATGCAGACGTTCGCCGACGTCCAGCTCGCGTCCATGAAGGATACGGTTGTCGAGGGTTCGCTCCCTTACCTCGGCCTGCCGACAACCTACCTGACGCCCGGCCAGGCCGTGTCGATCGCCGGCAACGGGTACACGACGGGCTATGAATCGCTCGCCCTGCCTGTCGTCTCGGTCGACATCCAGTTCAACGCCGGCCCCGAGGGCACGTGGTACACCAGCACGCTCCGGCTGTCGAATCGCCGCGGCCGGTACGCGGCCGAGCAGTTCATCCGGCCAGCGATCACCGGGCAGCAGCTCGGGGGCAACGCCTGGGCGACCAACGCCTACGCTCGCACCGTCGCCGCGCTGGGCCAGATCGGCAATTCCGGCGGCTTGACCGGCGCGGTGACGGACGTGATCGGCGGCATGGCCGGCGGCGTGCGCGGGGCCGCGGCCGACTGGACAGCCGACCTGCGCGGAGCCATCGGCACCGGTGCGGCCGGCGACGTCAAGGACATGGGCAGTTCGATCTCCGACGTCGGCAAAGGACAGGCCCAAGACATCCTGGACGCCTTCTCATGAGCGCCTTCCTCGGCCGGCTGGATCAGCTCGAGGCCCGTTTCGAACGCCTGTTGCTTGCGTTTCAGGACGTGCAGCGCCAGCTCAAGCAGGCCCTCCAGCAGATCGCCAACAATCAGATGGGCCCCGGCGGCTATCCTGGCGGCGGCCTGGGCACGATCTTTTACATCGCCCCGGTCGTGATCGCCGCCGGAAACAGCGTCACGAACCAGACCGTCTACGCCCTGATCGGCGGCACGACGTACACCGTCACGACGACGGCGACCGTGTACAACGTCATGGCGCAAGCCACCGTCGCAACCTCGGGAAAAAACATCATCTGCGGACCCAACGGCGACGGGTCCTACCTGGCGATCACCCAGAGCTGCTGACCAATGGCGTTCGATCGATTCGCAATCGGGACGGTCGCCGGGTCGCCTTGCACGTGCGGGTCGAGCTCGACGTGCACGCTCTGCGTGGGGATTACTTACTGCAACGGGACTCCCGTAAGCGGCGAGACCGTCACCGTCACCGGACCAGCCGGGGGCACTTGCACGACGGGCTCCGGTGGCTCTTGCTGCATTGACATTACCTCGGGAGGATCGGGCAGCTACACGATTTCGTGGGGCAAAACCGGATTCATCGGCGGCAGCACAACCGTCAATGTGACATGCCCAGGAACGACTAACGTCAACGTGACGGACAGCCCGACGGGCACGGGCTATACCGTGACGGTCTATGGTTGCAATGGTCTACCATTGCCCGGCGCGGCCGTCTCGGCTGGTTGCGTGTCGGGAACGACAAATAGTTCGGGTCAGGTAACTTTCCCCCTTTGCACTCCGGGAACCTACACCTGGAGCGTTTCGGCTCCCCGATTCGTCCCTCAATCCGGCACGTTCACGATAAACGCGGGATGCATTGGGTCTGGTCTCCCGAATATCGTTAACCTCCTGCCAGCAACCGGCTACACGTGCGCCGGCTCAAACTACAATTGCGCCTACCCGATTGCGACGACTCTTTATGCGACGTGCGCGGTCGGATCGATTACGCTGCTCTACTGCCCAATCGCCGGGAACAGTATATGGCAAGGCTTGGGCACGTGTACGGGCGGTCCCTGCAAGAATTGCAATGCCGCGCCAACGGGCTCATGTACCGTAAGCTGGTCCGGTCAGTGGGCCTTTGGGGCGGGGCTGGGCTTCACCGCAGCGTGGGTGATAAACCAGACCGACCCCACAAAGTTCGGAGACGGCGCAACGATAACCGGGAGCGGTTGCACCGCGGCGTGGACGTGCGGCTTTGGATGTTGTAGTAACACCCTGGGCGTCACGAACTCGGGCTCGTACACGTGCCCCATTCCATTCACGGCGTCCGGTTCCTTCTCGGGATTGACGGGGCTCGGGGCTAACTGGAACGGTCCTTGGGCAATTACCGAATGACCCCGGAACTCCGCGCACAACTCGAATCCTGGCGCGATGCGCCGCCCGGCGACGACCTGGTCGAGACGCGGCGACGCCATGCCGTGTGGCGGCTATCCTTGCCCGATGAACCGCAGGACGACGCCGCCCGCGCCGCGGCGCTCATCGCCGCCGATCCGCCGACGGCGCCGGTTGCGGTGGGAGGCTGCTGTGGCTGACTGCCCCGCTCAGTTCGCCCCTGGGTCGATCACCCTTATCCCGCCCCCCATCGTTCCCTGGCGGGCCGGCGGCTATTACGGCGCGGATGAGCCTGACGGGCTGATCACCGGGTCGATCGTGCTCCTGGCCGTGACCGACGGCTCGATCGTCGCCGCCCAGGTCGTCGATGGCGACCCGCAGACCGGCGACGTCGACTGGTCGACCGTCGAATGGTACGCCGCGCCCTGATCCGCGCGCAGGGCGGGCCCGGACGCAAAGGGGATCGCGCCCGGGCCCTTGGTCAGGTGCCCGCCCCGGCCCTCGCGGGTCGCGGCTTCGTGGTCGCCTTCCGTGCCGGCTTCTTCGTCCCGCCCCGGGCTTCCGCCTTGAGCGGGATTGCGGCAATCCCAGCGTTCACGGCCTCGGTAAGGCTCGCGCCTGTGAATGGCGCCTTGCGCGTCGTCGTCAAGACGCGGCACGTGTCGCCATCGTAGCTCACAGCAGCACGCGTCTGCTGAAGCCACATGAACCGTTTTCTCCCGTCAATGCCCGTCATCGGCCCTCCTTTCGGCATTTCCTGCCTCAATGTCCTCTTTTATCCACACGATTGCAAGAGTAGAGTGAGGGCTTAGAACGACAGCGTCGTCGTGCCGACCGTTGCGGCGACCCGCCCGGGACCAGCGTTCAAGATTCGGCCGTGCTCTCCCTGGGGCACGGCCGTTTCCGCGCGCCCTTCTCCACCGGGGAGAAGGTGCCCGGAGGGCGGATGAGGGGTCGCCTCAAGGAAAGTGGATCCGCGCCGCCACATCACGGAGCACGGCGGGGATCGCGTGGCGGTAGTATTCCTGGGTCCTCGGGCTCGAATGGCGCAGCAGTCGCTGCAGCGCCAGCTCGCCGATTCCCCACCCCTCGCTCAGCGATGCCAGGCTGTGGCGGAAGCTCTGGAACGTCAGGCCCCGCACGCCGGCCCGCAATCCCAGGCCTTTGACTTGGTCGAGCGCCTTGGCGCCAGCCGGCCCCTCGAGCCAGGGGCCCTGACGACGGATGCCGGGGAAGAGCCAGGGGGACCCGCAGATTGCAACCCACCCCTCCAGCACGGCAACCAGCGGGGGCGCCAGCGGGATCTGCGCGGCCGAGCTCGGGGTCTTGAGCGGCCGTCGGGCGTTCGGCCGGATCGTCATCAGCCCCTGGTCTAGTTGCAAATCGGCCACGCAAGCGGCAAGAATCTCGCGTTTGCGGGCCCCCGTGAACGCGGCGGTATAAATCACCGCCCTGAGCCTGAGATTGCGCCAGCGGCCGGCCTGGGCTTCGAAATCAGCCCGCGCCAGCACCCGGGCGATCTCCTCGGCGGTGTGCACTGCCGGAGGGAGCGGCTCAACACTCCAATCAACCCAGTGTCGGGGCGACCGAAAGGCAAACGGACTTTCGCGGAGATACCCTGCGGACATCCCGTAATTGCAAGCGGCCCGCAAGCTCCGCAAGAAGGAATCGACGGTCGCGGGCCTCCGTCCCGGGTGGGCCGCGATCCAGGCGGCAACGACGGAGGGCGTGAGGTCCTCGGAATAGCGGCACAGCGGCTGAAACTCACGCAGGACGTGTTCGAGCTTTCGCCAGGTCGCTTTGCGGCGGATCGGCGGCGCGTACAGGGCAAGCACGTCGTCGGCGAACGCCGCCCATGTGTGGCGTTTATGCATCATCAGATCCCCAGGTGTGTCGGTCTCCCTGAAGACCTAACCCGCAGATCGCCCAAACGTCCCGGGCGCTCACAAATAACCACAACCCTCCGGAGCCAAAGGTTGAGGGTTCAAATCCCCCCGGGCATATTGGCGGGCTTTTCCTCTCTCGCTGGCCGAGGGGCCGAATCAATGACGAAATCCGAGGCGAATGAGAAGGCGCTGTACCTGCTAACGGAGATGGTGAAGGCCGGGCGGATCTTTGTTGCCGGCGCCAACGATCCCAAGCAGAACGCCAGACAGCAGGCCGAATACCTTACTGAACTTCACAAGGCTCTTCGGGCTTACTTCGAAGAGGTCCAGACATGAAGGCCTCATGCCCGGCGGCCATCGCCGCGCCCAGGGCTTCGGCCGTGATCTTCAGCGACTCCGGACTCCAGACCTTTTCCGGACTGGCCACGATCCTCGCGATGGCGACGGAGATGGCCCGGCAGGCATCAACACGGATCTCCTCCGAAGCCACAAAAGAGTGAAGGTTCATCTTCGGGTCCTTTCAAGACAGCGAAAGGAGGAAAACACGCCGCGATTGTAACGCGCGCCTGACGGTAGCGGCGGGTTCGATTCCCGCAAGGCGCGATGGGGCGGTCGCAAGGCCGGCCCCTGGCCCGCTTGACCTACAACTCGCAGGAGAGATCCTGTACAGTTGCGGTTGAGTGGGAGTTCTTTCTGAACTCGCCCTCGCGGAGGTTACTCGCCAAACTCAAAGTGGCCTCCGCGGGGGTTTTTTCATGCGCGGAACAGGTTAAGGCACACGTTCGGGGGGCGGCTTCTTGAAGCCGATGGCCTGGGCGTAGTGCTGCACGGCCGCGTCCACCAGGCCGGCCATGGTCCGGCGGTCGTATGAGGCCACATCCTCCAGCCATTCTCGATACTCCCTGGTCACGCGCACGCCGAGCTGAACCACCCCCTTCGAATCTGCCCTCGCCGCGGGCTTCCTCGCCTTGGCCATCACAGCGTCTCCTTTCAGGTCGACCCAATTTTGATCAGCGTCCATACTCCCACTATACCCCGGGATCCGGAATTTTCAACAGGCTGTTGACTTGCGTATGGACGGACGCTATACTACAGGTAGAGGAGGACACAACCATGTCCACGATCGAGACGACCGAAGCGGAAGTGACTGATGAGGAGCTCGATGAGCTTCAGCAGTGCGAGGAGTGCGGCGAGCGGATCACGCTGGCCGAGGTGGAGGAGCACGGCGGCTACTGCCCCAGGTGCTATGGCAAGTTCTTCCGCGTCTGTGCGCGGTGCCATGACCACTACCACGTTGACGACATGGGCGAGGAATTTCCGGACGTCTGCTGCGACTGTCAGGAGGACCAGCACACCGAGGTGGCCGACGCACTCTGGGAAGAGGTGACCGACCTGGTGGGCAGTTGGAGCGGTGAGGAGTACGAGATTCCCCGGCTCCGGCGCCTGCTTGCTTATGCCAAGCAGTTGTCCAGGTGAGAGAAACGCGTGAACAAAATGTGCCCGATTGACAAACCATCAAGACTTGCTAGGCTCGGAGATTGTCACGCCTGAATCCTCACTTTGGCGAGTAGGGACGGGCGAGGCAGTAGTTTAGAAAGGACATGATCATGAGATTTCCGGCATGGCCGGGCCGGTCGGCCCGTGCGCGCAGCGAGAGTGAACGCCCGCCGTGGGCGAGCAGGCAGAATGGACACGCGACCGGGGCTAAGGTGCCCGACGTGGAAACACCGCCGACGCCGGCGGACTGGGAGTGGCTGATGAGCCAGCCCGAGAGGACAGAGCGGTCGGAGCCGGAGCTCACGCCATTGGCTCGCTGGCTGGACGTGCAGGCGGCGGCGTACGCCCAGATCGGCGGCGCGTTTGCCGGGTTCCTGGCGGGGCAGCTCCGCGACATGGTCAAGATGTGCGGCTACCTGGACGCGCGGACGCCGGAAGACTACGTCGGCCGGCTGGAGTGGCTGCGGGCGGAGTACTACGACCGCCAGGGGAGGTCGCGATGAATACGCGCAAGCTGGCCGAGATGCTCACCGAGCTGCTGGAGGTGCGCACGGCGCTCCGGGAGATTCGCGGGCCGGGGGCGATGCCCCGAGACGAGGTCGTGGACCGGTTGCGGGAGATGGACAGCCGGCTGCAACACGTGATTGCCGCCCTGGGCGCGACGGATGCGGCCTGGGATGAGGCCAACTCATCCATCCTCCGGCCGGTGGATCCGGACGACCTGCACGAGGACCGGGACGCTTCGTTTGCCGTGCTGCCACCCGGTGGCGACATCGAGGAGGCGGTGGCCGGGCCGTGCGACGGCCTGATCGCGCTGCGAGAGGCCATCGCCGAGCTGCCGGCGGGCGCCTACGAGGTGCACCTGCTGGATGGCAGCCACTGGCTGCCCTGGGGCGTTGCTCATGTGACCGAGACGTCGTGGTCGGTGTACGGCCAGGGCGTGACGCTGGGTCCCGGCTGCATCATCGTTTAAGGAGCCGGCCATGCGAGGCGACAAGCAGAGCGAGGGGTCGTTCCGGCCGCCCTACTTTGCGGTTCAGCGCATCGAGCGATTGCACCTGCGTCTGGGTGCCCGGGGCCGCCAGCTCGGCGTCACGATGGCATTGCAGATCGCGGACAACCAGCTCGACGCTGCGGCCCGGACGTTCGAGCGAATGTGGATCATCAAGAATCGCCGCGATCGACTGGCGGGAGCATGGCGGATGCTCCGCGAGCCAAACCAGGTGGACTCATCGATCGGGGTTCCTTCCCACTCACCCGGTCGATGAAAACGGCACGGCGTGCCTTCCTTCCCGGGGAGCACGCCGTGCCTTGCATACACAGATTGGACAGGTCTGATCCCGAGGAATCAAACCGGCCGCGGCCATTGTAGCCGCGCGTCGTTGGAGATGCGCCATGAACAGCTCTGAGAAGATCGAAATTTTGAGCGCCGCACTCGTGCAGTTTCAGTCGCACGTCGAGTCTGTCTCGAAGACCCAGGAGGCCCAGGCGGGCACGCGGGTGTACCGCTACGCCGACCTGGCCGCGGTGATGGAGACGATTCGCCCGGCGCTTGCCCAGGCCGGGCTGGCAGTCACGCAGACGTTTGTGCCGTGCAAGACGCAGCACACCGACGGTCGGATCCAGCATCTGAGCTACCTGCGAACCACGGTCTTGCACCAGTCGGGCCAGTGGATCGCCAGCGAAATCCCGGTGGTGGCGGCCTGGTCGGATCCCCAGCGCCTGGGGTCGGCCATCACTTACATTCGCCGCTATGCCCTGCTGGCGATCCTGTCACTGGCGTGCGAGGACGACGACGGGGCGGCGGCGAGAGGGGCAGTCGACCGTGGGCGGATGGCGGGGTCAGGAGACCCGCGCCGAACATCAGTCGGTGGGCGGACGGCGGGGCCAGGAGACCCTCGCCAAACATCAGTCGGTGAGCCGCTGGTGCTCAATGGGTTGCCGAAGGTGGCAGCGCCGGCAGACGGCAAGGAGCTATACCGCAAGGCCCGCGCCCGGGACACGAAGCTGGGCAGCAACGAGACGATGCGGTTCTTACGCGACCTCGGCGCAAATCGCCGATGGCCGCAACGGCTGATCGAGTGGAGTCCGAGCCAGGCCGCGGAGGGCTGGCAGATCGCGGCGGAGCATTTCCGGGCGGCCGGAACGGACAGCCGGCCTCCAAAGGGCACCAACGGCGCGACGGAGCGCAATGGAGTCAATGGTCATGTCTGACGGGATCCAGCGATTCACGGCCGATCATCCCTGCCCGGTTTGCGGAGGCAGCGAGCACGAGCCTCGCGGCGAGGGGAAGCGATGCTTCGGCTTCTTGACGGATGACTGGATCCACTGCACCCGGGAGGACTGCTCTCCCGGGTGCAAGTTCCACGAGGGCTCACGAACCTTCAGCCACCGGCGGCGCGGGGCGTGCGACTGCGGATCGACGCACGGAGAGGCGGTGAGTAGTGGGCAGGGAAGCAAGAAGAGCGGCCGGGGCAACGTGGTGGCGATCTACCGTTACCACGATCGCGACGGCAAGCTGCTGCACGAGACCCTGCGATGGCAGCGGCCCGACGGGTCGAAGTCATTCAGCCAGCGCAGGCCCGACGGTAATGGCGGTTTCATCACCAAGGACGTGTTCGAGGAGATCCATCCTGTCCTCTACCGTCTCCCCGAGCTGCTCGCGGCCGACCCGGTGAAACCGGTCTGGATCGTCGAGGGAGAGAAGGATGTCGACAACCTGGTCAAGCGCGGGCTCGTCGCGACCTGCAATGTGATGGGGGCATTGAAGTGGCGTGACCGATACGCGGAGGACCTCCGCGGCCGGATCTGCTACGTGATCCCCGACAACGATACGGCGGAGAAGCGCTTTCCCGGCGGCAAGGGCCGGGCGCACGCCCGGATGGTGGCGAAGTCGCTGAAGGAGCACGGGGCCACGGTGAAGATCGTCGACCTGGTCGAGATCATGCCCGGCCTGGCGGAGAAGGGAGACGTCAGTGACTTCCTGGCGGCCGGCGGAACGGTCGAGCAGCTCGTGATCCTGGCCGAGAAGACGGCGGAGTGGGAGCCGCCTCCGCCCGAGGAGGAGAAGAAGAACGGTCACCACAACGGCAACGGCAACGGTGATGGCGAGCTGTTCAAGATCGAGACGCACGCCGACGTCTTGCTGCGGCTCACCGACGGCGTGGAAGTCTTCCGGACGCCGTCGGGCGATCCGTGGGTGTCATTGCCGATCAACGGCCACAAGGAGAACCATCCGGCGACCTCGCTGGCGGTGAACCGGTGGCTCAACTTCCGGTTCTGGTCGCAGAACAAGAAGCCATGCACCAGCGAGGCGGTGCAGCGGATCCAGGACATCCTGGTGGCGCGGGCGTGCTTCGAGGGAGACGCCCAGGTCGAGGCGCAGGTGCGGATCGGGCCGGCGAAGGGACCGACGGGCCTGGAGTTCTACGTCGACATGGGCAACGACAAGGGCCAGGCCGTGCAGGTCACGGCCGAGGGGTGGGAGATCGTCACGAACCCGGCGGTGAAGTTTCGACGGCCGGGTGGACTGGGCCCGCTTCCCGAACCGGCGACGGGCGCCGAGCTGGCCGAGCTCTGGGAGCTGCTAAACCTGGACGGGGAAGACGCGCGGAAGCTGGTGATCGCGGCGCTCACCTGGGCGATGGTCCCTGGCGGCCCGTATCCCGTGATCGTTGTCACCGGCGAGCAAGGAAGCGCCAAGTCCACGACATGCCGACTCCTCAAGCACGTGATCGACCCGTCCCGACCTAAGCTGGGGTCTCAGCCCGAGAGCCAGCGAGACTTCATGGTGATCGCCAATTCGGGCTGGGTGTTCACGGTCGACAACATTTCCAAGCTTCCCCCATGGTTCTCAGACAGCCTCTCACGTCTGGCGACGGGAGCGGGGTTCCAGGTGCGGAAGCACTACAGCAACGACGAGTCGCAGATCTTCGAGGCGACCCGGCCCATGATCTTGAACGGGATCGAGGACTTCGCCCACCGGGCGGACCTCTTGAACCGGGCCCTGCTGGTGACGTGCCCGCCGATACCCGACGAGCGGCGCAAGGAGGACAAGGTCCTCTGGGGCGAGTTCGAGAAGCGGCATCCGCGGATCTTTGGCGCGGTGCTCGACGCGGCGGTGGGGGCGATGAAGTTGCACCCGAGCGTGGAACTGCCCGGGATGATCCGGATGGCGGACTTTGAACGATGGGGCGAGGCCGTCTGCCGGCACCTCGGCGCGGCGCCGGGCGAGTTCTCGCGGATCGTCCGATCGAACCGCGACGAGGCCACGGCGCTTGTGCTGGAGGAGAGCCCGGTCGCCGTGGAGTTACAGAATCTACGGATGCCGGGGGGCGAGTGGCGGGGCACGTGCCTGGACCTGCTGGAGCTGCTCCGAGAGAAGGCGACGGCGGCGACACGGGACGGGGGAGGCTTCCCCCGAACTCCCCGAGGGCTGTCGGGCCAGCTCCGCCGTCTGGCCCCGGCAATGCGCCGGGTGGGCGTGGAGGTGGAGTTCCCCGGACATCGGACCCGGACCGAGGAGAGCAGCGCATCACGCTTATTTACGATCACCTGGCGAAATCGCGAGAACAGCAGCGGCGCGCCGCTTTGACGGGTCCAAAGGATTATCCCGTTTCAACCGTCAGCACCGTCAGCAATCAACGGTGTTGATGGATTTCAGGCCCTATCGAATTCCGCAAACCGAGCGAAGGCATCGACATGAGGATTTCTGAGTGCATGGGTGGGTCTGCTGACGGTTCGAATACGTTGCTGACGGTTGGGCTTTTTTGCTGACGGTTGGGCTCTGGAGGTGCTGCCGATTGCTGACGGTTGCTGACGGTTGGAGTAAGGGGCGATTCTTACGGCTGTCAGAGGATTTTGTGGTTCTAAGTCGAAGGGAGGCAAGCCATATCAACGCATCCGACGCATATTGTGCTGACGGTGCTGACGGTGCTGACGGTTGAATCAGGTTAATCCTGGGGCAAGCGAAGAAGAGGAGACTGATTGAGTTTATTAACGGCGGGATTCCGCCAGGAGGGAAGCGTGAACGAGGCGGAGCAGAGGGAGATCGAGCGGCGGACCGCGGCGGTGCGGGCCGGGAAGCTGGAGGCCCGGATCAAGGGGAAGGTGGCGCCATCGCCGCAGCGGCTGACGGAGCTGCTGGGTGACGAGGAGGGGGCAATCGCGTGCACGCGAAAGCGGCCGAGCCGGATGCCCTACGCCCCGAGAAAAAAAGAAAGGATGGCGTGAACCATGGCGCGTGAGGCGTTGCGGAAGAATCGAGCGACGTTCGGCGAGCAGCGGCGAGCCGCACTCGATGCCGTGCTGCGGGAGCTGGGGTGCGATGAGCCGGCATGTCTGCCCGATGGTGCCGAGCGAATCTTCGCCCTGGTCGAAAAGGTGACGTCAGGATTCAACGGCCCGCGTCTGGTCGCCCTGACGGAGCTGCTGCGGGCGGCGCGGAGACGCCCGTTACCGAAAGCAGGTGAAGAATGAGTGTGCCGATGTTTAAACGACATCTTGAGGCCAAGCGGTTTCTGTTCGACGCCCTGGGCGTTGACAGCGGGCAAATGTTCAAATCGCCGGCTCAGCATGCGATTGTTTCTACGGTGTTGTACCTCGATTCGATCCTGGATCTCGGCGGCATGAAGGCACTGACCGAGCTCTGCATTGCGGTGAAGCAAGATGCGGAGCATGTGCCCCTCCTTCAGCAGCTTGATCTCCGTGAGAAAGGCGGTGAGTGATGGGGCGATGGACGCAAGAGGACGACTCGCGTGTGCGCGATTTGATCGCGGCGGGGAGCGACCTCCAGTCGATAGCCCGCGCCATGGGTCGGTCGCGATCGTCGATCGATAATCGGGCCTACAAGCTCGGTATTCGATTCCCACGCCGACCCTGGACGCCGGAGGAGGACGACGTCGTGCGCCAACATTACCGGACGATCTCAGCCGCGGCGATCGCCGCCGAACTCGGTCGGACAAAACGCATGGTCTACATGCGGGCTCGCAACCTGGAGGTCGCCTGCCCGCAGAAGGGATGGACACCCGAGATGGACGCGCGATTGACCGAGCTCAACGGGCAGGGAGTGTCGGATACCGAGGTCGCGCGTCGGCTGGGCTACGATCGTCATCACATCACGCGGCGGAGGCGTGCTCTCGGGCTGCCGGACCAGAGCCACGGTTTACAGGCCCGCAAGGCAGTGTCCGCCGGCGTCAAGCGTCAGCTCGAGCGGCTCGGCATCCCGCGACTTACGGATTTGAGAATGGACTCCTGGCGTCGGCTCGCGGCCGAGCGGGGCTGGCCTGAAGTCGTCAACGGCCGTCGCGTGTGCCGCCGGCACATCGCGATCCTCGACACGCTCTACCTTCATGGCCCGCAGACACGACAGCAGATCGCCGAGCGGATCGGCTGGAGAGTAGATCGAGGGCAGCGACATTTACTCAAGTCGAATGGCGGCGGCGGGTCTTACCTCGCCGAGTTGATGCGCGCGGGGCTGGTCATGGATCTCGGTCGCTGCGTGCAGATGGGAGGAAGGGGGCGCAATGTGCACCTCTATGGTCTCGACATGGCCATTGAAAAGGGAGGATCCGATGTCGGGTGAAATCCGTCGCAGCAACGAGGTCACATGCTGGCAGGCCGCGATGCGGACGGCGATGTACGACGGGGTGACCGAGTCCGACATCGCCGAGATCGTGCGGTCCGTCGCGACACGCGCCAAAAAGGGAGACCTGAAGGCGTGCGAGTTTCTTTTCCGTTGGACCATGGGCCAACCGACGGTGAAGGTCCAGAACGCGGTCATCATGGGGGACATGAGTGGTCCGCGAGAAAACGACCCGACTCCCGAGGAGATTGCCATCAGGACCCTTCAGGTCCGCGAACGCAAAAGACTGCTGGGGTGAACCATGAGAAAGCGAGGTGAGTGATGGGGCTGATTGTGGATCCACGTGGCGAGCCGTT